GTTCCGTCAGCTGCTGTCTGATATCCAAAGACTCTCTTTCCCAAAGTCTTATGCTGCAATGCTGAGTCATAATTTCCGCGCTTTACGTTCTCAGCAAGATTTGCTGAATAGTACTCAGCAAATCCCTCCATTACTGATTCCAGAATGATGCCCTCAGGTCCTTCAGGAACGGCTTCTCTGGCATAGACGATCCGCACTCCGTTTTTTCTAAGCTTGGCCTTGTATACGGCTGAGTCATAGCGGTTCCGCGCAAATCGGTCTGTCTTCCAACAGATCACAACCTGAAACAGATGCTTTTCTGAATCAGCAATCATTTGCTGGAAATCCGGTCTTCGATCGGTGCGTCCGGTCAAAGCTTTGTCAGCATAAGTCTTTATCACGCGCATGCCGTTTCTTTCAGCAAATTCAGTGCATTCACGGATCTGACCTTCAATGGATTCTTCACGCTGTCCGGATGAGGAATATCTGGCATATATGACTGCCGGTATTCTTTCTTCGTTCATATCCATTCTCATCTGTAATGTCTCGCTAACTGTGCAATAAAGACTCCAAGCAACAGGAAGAAGAAGCCGATGATCGGTTCAATAAAAATCAATGCAATTCCACATAGAGCTGCAAGGGATCCTCCAATCAAAATTATCCAGAATGATACAGATGATACTGCTTTTTCTGCTCCTTCAGTGGAGTATCCTGCTGCATTGGCAACATCCTTAGCAGAAACTGTAGTATTTCTGTAAACAGTGTTATATGCAGCTTTCTTAGGATCCTTAACCCATCCAATTCCTTTTTTGCCATAGGTTGGATCAATTGAGCTTTTCAACTGCCGTTTGACTTTGCCAGTTGTTCTGGCTTTGATACTTTTTTCGATTGAAGGCTTTCTTACTCCGACATTCATAATTCCTCCTTAGATGTTGAGCATTAATTTAATTGCATTCTGTATGTTTGAATCTGCTTTTCTGTAAGCATTCAGCATAGAGAATTCTTCATCAGTCAGATGTTCCATACGACCATGGGAAGGAGCTTGATCAGCCGGTTCTTTCTCAAGATCCGCGAGCTGTTCATCAACTGACAGATCTGTGAAATCTTTCGGAACATCATATCCGGCAAGCCATGCCTCATTTACTCCAAGGACTTCAGCGATCAGCTTTCTCTTATCGGATTTTGGAGCGTACTTTCCTCGCACATAATTTGAAATGGTACCGTGAGCAATGCCAGTTTTATCTGAAATATATGCCTGGGTCATGTGTTTTTCTTTTAATGCGATTTCAAATCTGTCTTTAAAGCTTTCCATCATTGCTACCTCCGAGATTATTCTAGCGTGAAAATGAACAGAATGAATGAAAAAAGTAACAAAATCACGCATATTTTAGTTGACAGTGTGAAAATCACGGGTGTATATTGTTCATGCGTGATAATCACGCATTACAGGAGAATAAGAAAATGGAAGTCAGAACAAGAGAAGAAGCATGGAAGGAAGTCGATAAAATCTTCCCAACAGATTATTACAAAGATGAACAGTCTTCACAGAGAGCAGGATATCCGATTCTCAGAAGCACAGCAGATGATGTGAATGCATGGATCAGTGATCTGAGCTGCCGTCTGGAAGTAAACATCCAGAATCCTGAAACAAAGGAAATTGAAAGCACAAACATCTGGATCAGCGGAGAACCTGAGATTATCGAAACAGCTTCCTGGAGCTATGAAACAGTAAGAGACTGCTGCATCAAGAATAATTTGTATACATGCGGAACAGTCAGACAGTATGACCATATGTTCCAAATGGTGATGGCTAAGGAAAATCCGGAGCTGATCGACATCTATAAAGTCGCAAAGAATATAGCAGATCATTCTTTAGACCAGACAGTCACAAATGTGATGTATCTGCTGAACAAAGATGCAATCATCCGGACATATGAGGTGAGAGCATGACAAACATGAGAGGATTCCATAAGGACGGCACGACATTCGGCATGAATGTCGATGCCAGAAGAGCAAACGCAGTCATGAAAAAGTCTGAACGGATCACGATAATGAACAGCCTCGGTCACGAAAAAACTGAGAGCTGTCTCAGATCGCCGCTGATCGCCTCACTGATGGGCGAAGCCGCATTTCTGATCACTGAATATCATGCATTCACACATGTTCAGTTTGATGACTCTGTGAAGTATCGTGTCATCTATCCTGAGACAGATGAGATGAATCAGTTATTATGCAAGGCATTAGTGTCGAGGAAGTCAGCATGATTCGGAAATATAAGGTGTGGGTGCTCGATCAGTTTGGGAAGAATGATGTTCCTCACTTCTGGCACTCCGTAAGGGCATGGGTAAACGGTCAGATGTCTGATGGCACTCTGACATGGGCATTTGACGGAATGGAAAAAGATGCAGTCTATATCTGCAAAATGTTCAAAGGAAAGAAACGTCTGTTCAGACAGTAAGGAGGTGAAAGCATGAAGAATGACAAGGAGCGGAAAGCATTCATTGAAGATGATCTGAATTGGTCTGTTGTTGGTGAATATTTCGGTAATCATCCTGGAGGCATCCGGATCAGTGTTCTCCGGTATGGTGGCGAGTGCTGGTACAAAGTTGAACTCATGAAAGAGTACAGCCAGTACAACTATGCGAAGAGCCGCCTGGAAACAAAAAGAGGATACCAGGTGCTGCGGATATACCAGCCAACAGAGGATGGTGAAGTCTTCGGTGAATCCGTCAGCGTAACGCAGATCTTGAATGCGATCAAAGAGATCGACATGGGAAGGAGGTGAGAAAGATGAATCGCGACAAGCTCAGAGGAAGGATCATCGAGAAATTCGGTACCCAGGGAGCGTTTGCAAAAGCTCTCGGCATTGAGGCAAACACGCTGTCATATAAGCTGAATGAGCGGCGAGTACTGACGCGACCGGAGATTGCAGCATGGTCCAAATTGCTGGAAATTTCGGAAGAAGAGATCGGATCTTATTTTTTTACCGATCGAAGCGTGATATTCACGCATGAAGAATCCGAAAATGCGTGATTATGGAAACGACAGACATCAGATTCAACATCAGCCAGATCGATGACGATCTGATCAAATTACTTGCCGATACAATCGGCAGCATTGCTGTCCGGACATTTGAAGATCCGGCAGTCAAGGAACAGTTCATGGAATGGAAGGAGAAAAGGTATGGAACACGCAAAGAAAACTGATCTGTATGACATTTGCGCTCAGATCGCACCAGAAAAGAAGGACACCAGAATAACGCTCGTTGTTCAGGAAAGCCTTCTGAATATGGTGAAGGACAGTGCAGCAAAATTGAATATCAGTGTAAATGAGTTTGCCATTAAAGCATTTTGCAAAGCTTTGGCAGAGTAAAAAAAGAAAAATGCATACAGCCAGAAAGGAGACGATGCTGTATGCAAACCATGTTATCACGTCTCCATTATATGCAAAAAAGGAGAAAAAAAGAAATGACTGAGAAAGCATATGAATTCAATCTTGAAGACTTTATCCCTGTGATTCCTGCGAAAAGGACAAGACAGTGCAAGGAGTCCATGAATGACATCACAATCACTCTGAACAAGAATGGCCACAAGACTCCGCTGGGGTCTGCCAGAGTGGCATTTCACAACGAATTGAAAAACGTCGTAAATGAATTTGATAAGGTAGCGGTTTCAATACACAAAGAAATGCCGGTCTTACAGTTCAAATTCGTCAAAAGTGATCCAAATGCGGTAAGGCAGAAGGGACTGTATAAGCTCCAGAAAAAATGTGGAACGTATTTTGCATTCACTATTACTGCTGATATCGACAAAAGAATCAGGAAAAATTTTATAAATCGTGATCTCGATATCAAAGTGTACTCCCATGACTTTGATCAGTGTACCGTCTACGCTTTGCTCAAAAAGTAGAAAGAAGAATCGACATGAAAAAGACCATCGGATTTATCAGGGACATCCTGATCGGAGCAATCATTATTGGATTCATGATGATTGGATTATTCGGAGCAGTGCTCAAGACATCATACCGGCTGTGTCCGGTTACTTCGGAAGAAATGGAGGTATTAGGAAAATGAAAGTATTCGTAATTCTGCTCTTGCTCATCGACATTCTCCTGACAGTGTTCTGCTATTTGTTGAGAGAACAAATCAATTCACTCCGCAAGAGAGCATCGGCTCAGGACGATATCATCAGTCGGATTGCAGGTAAGCAGTTTGAGGACAGCAAAGAAATCGCGACAATCAAAGTGTCAGAAAAGCTTACCGAAAAGGAACTCGCAGATCGGATCACCAAGCTGGCAAACAGCCTTGCATATCAGCAGAGAACGATCGACCGCGTCCGCGCTTATGCATATAACGAGGCTGCGAATGACAATGAACTTGTATGAGGATTGCGCTGAATACAGCGTCCTCAGATTCCAAGGCAGATCTGACTGGCTAACAGGCCGTGAAAGAGGCATAGGAGGCTCAGATGCATCGATTTGTTTAGGAATGAACAGATGGAAGACTACTCGGCAGCTGTGGCTCCAGAAGACCGGCAGACAGCCGCTGGAGGACATCAGTGAGAAACCATATGTCATTTACGGAGTGAAGAAAGAACCTCAGCTGAGAGCGGACTTTGAACTGGACTTCGAGGATGTATATGAGGTCCAGTATGAACCGGATGTCATTCTTCAGAATAATTCGACAAAGTACTTGCTATATAGTCCGGACGGACTGCTGTTAGAGAAGGCCACCGGCCGGAAAGGCATTGTGGAATTCAAAACACATGCCATCAGAAATAGTCAGGACTGGAAAGACTGGAGGGAAGCAATCGGATATGACGAATACTTCATTCAGGTTCTGCATGGTCTGAATGTTACCGGATTTGACTTTGTAGAGCTGAGGGTTGAACTGAAACGATCGCCACAATACAAACAAATCCGGACATATCACATCGATCGTCAAGATGATGGCATTATTGAACAGTTGGCTTATATCCGACAAAAAGAGGATGAATTCTGGTCAACGTACATCGAAGCGGACAGAGAGCCGCCGATCATCGCATTTCTATGAATCAGGAGGAAGAAATGACAGAAAGAAATGAATTGATCATCAAATTTACTACAGCACCGGGAACGGTTGACGAAAACATCGCATCGGTGAAATCACAGGTTGAATCCTGGCTCAAAGATTTCAACGATCTTGAAAACATGACAGATGACCAGATCCCGGATCTGAAGAAGCGTCTTGTGGATCTTCGGAATGGAAAGAAGATCATCGAAGATGAACGGAAGAGGATCAAGAAGGAATATTTGAATCCGCTGGATGACTTCGAGAAGAAGGTCAAGACAATTACAGTCCAGATCGATGACTGCATCAGCATAGGCAAGAAGCGTCTGGATGAGTACGAAACAAAAAAGAATGCCGAGAAGAAGGCGATGATAGAAACATGGTGGATTCAGCACCGGCCGATTCCAATGATGAGCTTTGAAGCAGTTTGGCAGGACTCATTCCTGAATAAGACAGGTGACGGAGCCAGATGGGAGGATATTCTCGATGGGAAGATCAAGAAAGCCGAGCATGAACTGAAGCTGATCGCGGCTGACATCATGAACGATAAAGAACGTGGAAACTTCATTTCAGCCGATTATATGCAGACGCTGGATTATATGACATCGGTCGCAAACTGGAATGCCAAGGTGGCCAAAGAAGAAGCGGAGAAACGCAGAGCGGAAGAAGCTGCTCGGTATAACGAAGAGATCCGGAGAGCCAGAGAAGAAGCTGACCGGAAGGCTCGCGAGGAAGCCGAAAAGAGGGCACTTGAGGCGGCTCGTATTCAAGCTGAACAGGAAGCCAAAGCTGCCCATGAACGCGCACAGGCCGCAGAACAGCCGTTACAGGACGCGAAATTCTACACTCTGACATTCCGTATGGTGAATATTCCGGAAGAGAAAGTCAGATCCCTGAACAACACAATCAGAGCACTCGGCATTCGGATCACGGTCATGGAAAACGAGGTAACTGATCAGGGCGGAGAACTTCTGAAGAGAATCGTTAAGGATAAAGACGGAAATGAGATCGAAAGGTGGGTCAAGGAGGAAGGCAAATGATCCAGGCTAAGCAGGTCCATAACGGACAGTATAAGCGTTATGGGGACACGTTCTATGTCTACGATGTCACATCCGATGAACCGATCACGGAGCAGGAAGTCATCGAATGGTCGAAGGTAAACATCCGCGAATGGAGACCGGCAGACATTCCTGGGCATGCTGAATGGGCCAGAAATGTCTCTTATGGCAGTCCGAAGTGGGGCGATCCAGGTTACTACTTCGATGGTTATTACACCATCAAGGAAATTGACGAGAAAACATATGAGGTCTCTATCTGCAGACCTTACTGCGATTAAAAAAGGAGGAAATAATCATGGCAGTAGCAAACAGCATTGCAAAGAAGGCACCACAGCAGCAGAGCGCAGCAGTAACATTCACGGCAGGAACCGAAGAGATCAAACTTACACCGGCAATGGTCAAGGCTTATCTGGTCTCCGGCGATGCTTCAAAAATCACCGATCAGGAGATAACTATGTTCATGATGCTTTGTAAGGCGAATCACCTTAATCCATGGCTCAAAGAGGCATACTGCATTAAATACGGCGATCAGGAAGCGACAATGGTCGTTGGAAAAGATGCATTCCTGAAACGCGCACAGAGATTTCCAGAATTTGACGGATTCAGTGCAGGAATCATTGTTCTGAATGAAGGTGGAATTGAATACCGCCAGGGTGCGCTGAAACTCCCTGATGAAGAATTGCTTGGTGGATGGGCAGAGGTTTACACAAAGAACAAATCTCATCCCAACAGGATTGAGGTCTCTTTTGATGAATATGTCGGAAAGAAAAAAGACGGATCCATAAATGCTCAGTGGAAAACGAAACCGGCAACAATGATCAGAAAGGTTGCAATTGTACAGGCACTGAAAGAAGCGTTTACAGAAGGTCTCGGCAGTATGTACACAGCTGAAGAACAGGGTGTTGAGGAAACTGCACCGACAAACGTTCCTCAGATTGACATTGCAGAAGCTGAAGTAGTGAAGAAGACGGCACCGAAGAAGGCAGCCGATCCGGAGCCGGTACCAGCTGACGATGAAGGCGACAGCCTGTTGTGAGGTGATAGATGCCAGCAAAAGAAGCACTCGGAATGAGTATGACGATCAGTGAGGAATTCGTTCAGAATCTGGCCAAGGAACTCGTTACGGAATCATTGATAAAAACTCTTGATGGTAAAGACACCATCATCAATGAAATTGTTGGGCAAGTGCTGGGAATGAAAGTCAACAGGGATGACGGATCACCGACAAGCAGTGATTACAGATCCTGTTCATTCCTTGAATATCAGATTCGGAAAATGCTCAAAGAAGAAATCGTCCTCGTGACTAAAGAAGTCATGGAAGAAAAAAGACCGGAAGTCAGGAAGGTCATCAAAAGCGAATTGATGAAAAAAGCTACAGTTGACAGATTCTTCAATGTCTTCTATGACGCAGTGATCGGAAACCTTTCAAACAAATGGGACACCGAGATCACTTTCAACATCGACAGAAAGAAAGAAGAGTATTGATATGGCACTTAGAAGAAGCACCGAGACGACATCGACAGTCGTTATGAATCAGAACAACGGTGAGCTGATGAGGCTTACCGATGAGGCAATCAGACAGGTCCTGTTCGACATGAATAATCCGTATAAGTCTGAAACCAAGACAAGACAGATCATGATCAAGATGAATCTGACTGCTGTAAACACCACGGACATGATCGTCCAGGCTGAAGTTACCAC